CTTCAAGAATCAGAAGTCTTGATGATTGATGAGTGTCATGAATTTGCAAATGGAAAAACAACACTAGCAGCCATAAACTCTTTTCCTAACGCAACTTACAGACTTGGGTTTACCGCAACTCCTCCGTCAGATCCAATACCAAGATATAATTTAGAAGGTGCTTTAGGAGAAGTAATTCAAGTTATAGACACAGCCAGCTTAGTTGATTCTGGAAATCTAACAAAACCAATTATTCAACTGATTGATAGACCGTACACTTGTAGCGGTATTGATGATGTTATGGGTTATTTGGACGTATATGAGCAGTTTATTGTAAATAATGAAAGCAGAAATAATATAATTAAGGATATCGTAAATGACATCAGATCTAAAAAAGACTCAGCTCGCATACTTATACTTACCAAATCACTTGAGCATGGAAGAACCTTGGAAAAGCTTCTTGGAGACGGGTGCGAATTTCTTGAAGGTAAAAACTCCCTTGGAGAACGGTATGAAAGTATTTCTAGATTCAGAGACTCTTCAGGATCTAGGATCCTTATTGGAACGAAAATACTCCAAACGGGAATTAATATTGAAGAAATTACCCATTTTATTAATGCAAGAGGAATGAAATCAGAAATTGCGACTCTACAGGCATTGGGTAGGGCTCTTAGAAAACACGAAACAAAAAGTAAGGTTTTTGTGTATGATTTCTTAGATAAAGAAAAATATCTACTAGATCACTCCAAATCTAGACAAAAATACTATAAAAAAGAAGGTCATGAGGTTAAGATATTAAAATGAAAACAAATGATTCTATAAAAAAACAAAATTCAGTATTATCTTCTGAAGATAAAAAAAATCTTCTACTTCTTATAGAAGATGTAAAAATGATTATAGAAAATAATAAAATAAATGAGGATGCATTAAGAACACTTAGTAATATACTAATTACAATAAGTAGTGTTCGAGATAATTATATGTGGAGAATTTTAAGAGCAGCTAAACAAAATCACATGCTTGATTAAAAATCAAGATCAGGTATTACAATATCAGGGTTTTCCATTTTAAGCCTAAGACCCCAATTTTCCATATCTCTAGTAGTCCACTGATCTTCTAGTTTGTTTTCTAACATGTCCAACTTATAATTTATATTATTGAGTTGAGTGCTAATCCAAACAACCCCTCCACAAACTGCTATGACCATGCTGATTGGCATAAGAGTTTCCTTACCTAATGTCAATTTCTTTTCTTGAGTATTCATGATCATGCAATCCTTCGTATTAGTAAGTTAGATCCAGCTCCGAGCAAATGTGCTGCTGAACCAATTAAAGTAATTCTTATTTCTTGTCCTGCATTTAAGAATTTAACTTTTTGAAGCTTAGATAACATATAGTGAGGTGATGTAATACCTACTAAAGTATCTACTAATGTCATATCTGCAACATTATCTATTTTAAGTTGATAAGTTACATCTATTTCTGATGTTGATGAAACATTTAACATAGCCTGTATTTCATACACACCTGTAGATGAGACAACGGTTCTAAAATAAGCAGAGTTATCATAAAAAGCAGGGATAGTTCCTGATAGATATGAATCTGGAGTTGAAGATACAGTATATCCAGGAGTAGCTCCAAGCCCAAGCTCATTTGATCCCGTTCTTACTGAACCATTTGTTGAAGTTTCATAGTAAATAAAAGGTCCAGCACCATTAGTAACATATAAATTATCAGCTCCAGATCCTATACTAGACCCATTTACCGCAAATCTATCCTTAGATGTAGCTCTATAGCCTCTTGGAGTTATTGCTAAAACATCTTCTTCTAATGTTAGCGTATCTTCCACAGTAAGATTTACTGCACTAAGAGTATTAGAATCTACAGTAGCTGCTACTAGTCGCCTAATTCCAGACATATCAAACGTGGCAGTTCCTGATAGATAATTGCCAGAAGTATCTATCATTACTGAACTTTGACCATCTGGAGATGTAAATACGAAAGTCCCATCTTGACTTATTTCTATAGTGCCTCCTGCACCAACGGTTGGGTCCCAACGAGCACCATACCCACCTCCAGGTTTAGCTAAATCTGGAAGATAATTAAACCTACCTAAAGCTGATGAATAAACGGGAATAGCTCCATCAAACACTGTAACACCTGATACATCTCCAGCTCCAAATCCTGATATTTCAACAGAGGATAGTGTTTTTGTAGGGCCATCAGGAATAAATCCAAAACCACTAGCGATACCTGAAGTTACTGCCCAAGCTCCTGAATTATCATTAACCAATGATGATACATCTCTTAAATCAGCAGAAGTATCTCTAACTTCATCGTAAGTATTCTGCCAATTTCCTGAAGAATCATTTAGTGTAGAAGAAGCTGATCTTAAATCAGCAGAAGTATCTCTAACTTCTTCATAAGTTTTGTTCCAATATGGACCACTAACAGTAAGTTGAGAAGTATTTATAGCTATAAGACCTGTATTAGCAGCTATACTAGATCTTAAATTACCCACAGAAGTATCTAAAGTAGAACTTAAATTAGCAGTTGATGTTTCTACTGATCCAGAAAATACAATAAGATCATCTACCCTACCAGATGCTGTAATTAGGTCAGCAGATGTATCATTGAAGTTTTCATAAGTACCTTGCCATCTACCAGAGCCATCATTAACTGTAGAGGAAGCTTGTCTTAAATCGCTAGAAGTATCACGAACCTCTTCATATGTATCATCCCATCTCTCAAATCCTTCAGCAGATGGGGATCCACCACTTTCCCAAGTGGTTTCTCTAGAAGATATATATCCAGAAATATCAACAGTAGATGCAGCAATATCAGCGGTTGATGTTTCCACTGACCCAGAAAATACAATAAGATCATCTACTCTACCTGATGCTGTAATTAAATTAGCAGATGTATCATTGAAGTTCTCATAAGTGCCCTGCCACCTTCCTGAGCTATCGTATAAAGTACTTGATGCTTGTCTTAAATCAGAAGAAGTATCTCGTACTTCTTCGTATGTATCGTCCCATCGTTGAAAACCTTCAGCAGAAGGAGAGCCTCCAGCCTCCCAAGTTGATGAATTATCATATACTACCGTATATGTTTCTCTTATATTCTCAGGTAAAACTGAAGAAAAAATTGTATCTCCTTCAGAGACAGCAGAAAGACCTGTTATACCATCTGCATCAATACCAAAATAAAGTAAACTAGAAACTTCTGCCATTATTAAAGCCCCCCACGAAATAAGGAAGCATCAACAAAATTTAAACTTGAACTTCCAGGTATAGTAGTTACTCCACTTTCTACTGTCATTGTAAGATAATTTTGCATAGTTGCATTTGCATTTACAAAAGCAGACAATACAGCAAGGCTTGGTCTTCCTAAAGTTGCCCCTACCTGAACTCCAGCAGAATCCCAAAGTTTAAAATACCAAATACCTCCACCAAATCCTAAAGTTACTCTATATCCATTTGAATTAGAAAAAGACAAGTTGTTTATCCCTTTAAAAGTAACTCCAAGATCTCCTCCTGAAGTAAGAAAAACAACTCTACCTTGTCTTCTTCTTCTTTTCTTATTACCTTTAAAAGAAAAGGGTTGTTTCCGAAGTTGAAGAGGCATCAGGATCCTTTAGTCATATCATTAAATCGCAATGCGTTTGCAACATGGATATTTCCATAAGTTACAACTACATCTAAAGAACTTTCACAATAAACAGTAATCTTATTAACCTTGTCCTCATAATCTAAAAATAACTCTACAGGCTTTACACCAGGAGCAACGCCCATTATTCCACAGAAACCAGAAACAGTAGCAAGAACAGGAGTAGTTGGAGTAGCAGGAGTTGTTAATCCAGGAACGGAAGACAGATAAACAAAGAAATCTGCCGCTGCCCCTCCAGCTCCAGAAGCATCAACTGTAATATAGTTACAATCTAATGAGTTACCAGCGGAGTCTTTTAAATCAATAACTGCATGTGTCCCTTGTGTAACTGAAACTACTTTGGTGTATGGTCTTAATGTTGTTAGCATCACTCTACACCCTCTTGGTTAATATCTTCAGGAGCTTCTTCCTCTTCTTCTTCTCCCTGTAATTCTTTAACAATATCACCAACCATAGCTTCTAAATCAGATAACCCCTTTAAAACCTTTTCTTGCGTTTCTGGCTCTATTTCTGGGGGAAGTTCTTCTTCGGGACCTCCTTCAGGGGCTTCCTCAGGGACTTCCTCAGGAGCTTCCTCAGGAGCTTCCTCAGGAGCTTCTTCAGCAGCCGCCATAGCTTCCTGATCTACGTTTTCATCACTCTCATACTCAGCATCATTAGTAACAGTGTCTTGTAAACCATTAATCAATTCTGTAATATCTGACAGATCCTGTACGATTCTTTTAAAGTCTACTTTTTTATACCTATCCATACCGACTGCTTCTTCTAAAACTTGGTCGTATCCAACAGAGACAAACATTTCAACCAAAAAGTTGTTTACGTCTATACACTCAACTCCTGATTTAGTTTTGAGTTCTTTAGCCATTTCTGATAAAATATTTTTTAAAATGCTACCTTTTGGTGATAATCTTGATAGTGCTTCAAAAATAACTACTTGTGTATTGGCTAAACTCTTAAACGATACAGGCTCTTGGAGGGTTAATATGTTAACTCCATACTTTTCATTAATATTTTGAATAAATAAATCTTTAACTTCTTTTTTGTATTCAAAAATTCTAGAGGCGTAAGTTTGTATATCTGTATCGGACACCCCAAAACCGTCAATATTAGCTAGAGAGTTTGAAAATGTTTTAAATAATTGCTTCTTAGACGCTAAAGCTAAATAAGGAACTTCTTTTAATGCTTCTGATAAAGCTTTTACTACAACATCATCACTTTCAAAAATTAAACTAGCTAGGTTTTTAATAGATGGATTATTTGCCCAAACTAAATCAAAACTTTTCTTAGATTCTATTAACTCTTTTTTGACTAGTTCTTGTCTACAAATCATATCATAAATTGAAGTGTCCTGATCATTAGATAATGAATATTCTTTATTATCTTGTAATTCTTCTAAAGTTAGTTTAGGTAAATTAAAACCTTTTGAAACAGTGTGTGATAAGTTCACAGCGTTCTTAATTTCAGGAACTTTAATAATTTTTTCAAAATCTTCTTTTAAGAAACTTTCTAATTGAGGTTTAACTTCTATTAGATTTTGAAAAGATTTAGACTCTATTATATTTTCAATACTAGCAAGTTTTGAACACTTCTCATTTAGTTTATTTTGTAGTGAAGAAAGTTTAACTCTTTGTTCCCATAATGATAAAACATCACCAAAAGATATGTCTGCATCAGAATATTCCCCATGATGAATATTTTCTATAAATAATTTAATTTTACTGTTTACAATTAAATCAAATTTTTGTTCATCTTCAAAAATAGAAGAATCTTGAACCTTTATATTTTTTAGGTTTATACCCGAGTTAAAATTATAATTACCACTGATTACTTTATTACTTTCAGTTAAGTAGGTTACATACTCGTTAGTTGAATCTATAGAAAATAAAATTACATTTTCTCTTATAGATCTCCCAATATAATCACCTAATTTTATTAGATTTGATATAGCCTTATCTCTTTCTTCAAATAATCTTAAAAACATATTTTTTATCTCCAAACTTGGTTTATATTTATATAGACTCTTTCTGATCAGCTTTTTTTGCTTTTTGCTGTTGTTTTTCTATAATTCTATTAAGAACTACTTTTGTTTGTTCATCAGAAACACAATCTTTTATATAACTGAAAGGGTCAGTTATATTAGTAGATTCGTTTGCTGTGGGAGGTATATTTTCAGCAGACTCCTGACCACCAGCCTCCCCAGGACCGGGACCAGCCATACCAGCAGACATACCCCCTTCAGCAAGCCCCAACTCTTCTTGTTCTTTTTCTAATTCATCTTTGATTCTATCAATCTCATCTTCAGACATATCGTAATATTCCCTGTAGATTGTAGATTTTGGGAATAACCCCAAACCCTGTACAGCCTGAATTACTCTAGTCTTCTGCTCATCTAAATCTAGTTTTCTTTTAGCTGACATATCAGAAGGTTCTGGAAGTTTGATTTTTAAATCACGAATAAGGCTTGGTGGATAGCCTTTAAGTTGTAAGTGACGCTTCGCTAAATTTTCTAAACCTGTTTCAATATCTATCTGTATTCTTTGAATGGTTCTTGCAAATTTAACATCTAACTGAGACAAATTAGCCTTTCTTTCAGGAGATTGATCCTTTTCTACTATATAATCTTTTGGAATTTTTAAAGCAGCTAGTAACTTATCTCTGTAGTACTTAACATCTTCGATTTCTCCTAAATTAGTTGCTCCGGGCAATGTATCAATTTTAGTACCTTTTCCGTTTTTAGTAGCAACATAATAATCTTCATCTAAAGACATAGGGTTGTATCTTGCGTCTACAGTACCTTTAGAATCATTATAATATTTCTCTTTTTTAAATTTTTGTTTTAGTCTTTCAATGTACATCTCAGCTTTAGATGCAGGAAGATTCCCCGTATCTACATAAAAAATTCTTCTTTCGGGTGCTCTAGATAATCTATAAATCATCATAGCATCTTCCATCATTTTTAAAGATCTAAAAGTTCTATGACACATAGCCGCTATTGATTTACCATAAGGATAGAATACAGGATCCGATGTATGTAATCTAAAGTGGACTATTTGATTTTTATCTAGTTCAATATATTTAGCAGATCCTGAGTTTCCCATATTTTCATAACTGTATTGATCTACATTACTTTTGGTTGGGATTTCTTGAAGAAATTTTAATAAATACCCAAACTCATTTTCTACTCTTAAAATCCAGGTAGGGTTTAATATTTTTATTTTTTTAATACCCTCTTTTGGATTTTTTAAATCAACTATTAACTCAGAGAAACAATCTCCGTATTTTACAGTGTTACGAACGATGTCCCATAAAAACCTATTTAGATGAATTTTATCAAATAATCTATTAATTTCATCAACTACCATCTGGTTTTTTGATTTTATTGTCCACCTCTCCGCATGAACACCTCGTTGAGTACTATCATCTGCATAAATATCAAAAGCAGCACCTATTTCAGGATATTCATCCATTTCTTCATACTCTTTATACCTCTTTCTTCTATTAAGCTCAATTTGAGGTATTATCGGAGTTCTTGAAACTCCACCAACGGCCAAATTTGGATCACTATCAGCAACTAAATCATTACTAATGACAGTATCACCTACTTTAGATGCAATATCTTCATTATCTAAACTTTTTTGTACTGGTAGTTGCGCTTTAGTAGCAAAGAACTTTGCAAAAAATCTACCAATGGGTCCTGTTGGAGTGTAGTAGTTTCCTGCTCTGTTTGAGCTTCCTCCAAAAACAGTATAACCACTTTCATTAATTTCTTGTTCTTTTTTTATTTCATCAGCCATTTGTAATCTTCTTCACTCATAAACCCATAAGAGTTTTTTAATTTTGTCGTCATGCTAGGCATAACAGGTCTAGTACTATCATCATTTTTAGAAACAAACTCTATTGGAGTATTACCTAATAAATCTTTATATAAATGAATGGCTAAAGCCAAACTCATAACTAAATCGTCATTATACCCCTTATCAGCCAAAGCCTTACCTCGCTCGTTTACAATAAAGGTCATAAGCTCATCGCAAGTTCTAGTAGAGTTTATCTTAATTAAATCTGTTCTTAAAGCCTCTTCTAATTCTGCTAAAATACTTTCTCGATTTTTAGCAGTAACTTGAAACCCTATATCACCCTTATCGTCAGCCCAAAGATTTTCATACTCGTACACATTAAAGAGCCAATCAATAAGATTATTTCCTATCGTATTTCTTTCACATATAACGTGTGCTATATTATATAGCATACCTTCTTGTGCTATTATTTTAGCAAAATCATTTATAGGTGTTTTGTTTGAGTAAAATTCAGCTACTTGTTGTCCGTTATACATGTTTATAATATGAAAAGCTGAATAATCCCTATTTCGACCTAAAGAAGTATCACACGATAATAAATATTCGTATTCAGGTCTAGGCTCTTGCCAAATACGCATTCTATTGTTATATTTTGTAAAATATTTTTCACTAGTTTGTTGTGAAATTTCTTTAAGAATTTCTCCTTCTATATAAGTATCACCTGTTCCTAAAAAGGAACACTCATATTCTTGAAGCCATTGTTTTGTGGGCAAGTTTGCTCTTGTTGTTTCTTCCCATTTATTGATGTCTAAACCTTTTTTAGCCATTTCCTCATATAAATGCTCAAAACCATCCATGTATGAGTACTCTGGATGCTCTTGCCAGCGAATATCTATAGCGTGGAATGCATTATTTCCATCTACAGCTCCTTGATAGGTTTGATGATACCAATTACCAACACCATTAACTGTAGAAAGAATAAAGGCTCTACCACCAGTAGAAATAATAGGATAAACGGCAGCCCAAATAGTATCAATATTCTCAATAAATGCTGCTTCGTCAATAATTAGCATTGAGCCAGCTAGAGAACGTCCAGATTGCTTTCCAGAAGGTCTAGATTTAATAACTGATTGAGTTTTTAGCTTTAGAGTGTGTTTATTATCTTCTGCAATACCGGGTTTTAAGAATTCAGGAAGTTCATCATACATTAATTTAATTCTATCCAAAACTTCTGTAGATTCTGCGTCACCCTTGGACAAAATAGCAATTGTTTTGTATTTTTGAAAGATAGCCATCCACAAACAATAAGACGCTGCAATTGTGGTGCATCCTGCCTGACGAAATTTACGAAGAATATTGAATCTATGAGATTCTAAGTTCGATAAAATACGTTCCTGAAAGGGGTATAGCTTAAAAGGAACCAAACCTCGAACTGGATGAGTCACTTTTATATAATTTGAAATAAAATATACAGGATCTTGACTGCATCTCTTGAATTCTTCTATTAATTTCTCTTTTTCCATAAAAAATACACAAGTATCTGTTATATTATAGTATATGAATATTCATGCTATTATTTGTACACGATCAAAAACACAAATAACCAAAACATTACATGATTTACTATCATTCTTATCTAGATGTGAAGTAAAAACAAATGTTGTAGTTGGTTCAAAATCAATATTTGACGCTTATAAGAACACTTTTAACAAAATTAAAACAGATCCTGACGATATTGTGATATTTTGTCACGATGATATCGAAATTAAGGAGTCTGAAAGCGATTTTAAGACAAAAATATTCAAGTTATGTAACGAATCAGATAAGGTTGGCTTTGTAGGACCCGCAGGAACGACATTTTTGAGTCAAAATGCTGTCTGGTGGGATCACGAACTATGGAGACAGGGGTTTCATAGAGGTAAAGTCTACCACATCAACCAAAATAATCAGATATATTCCACCGATTATGGTCCACCAGCCGATGTTGTAGTGCTTGATGGACTATTTTTAGCTGCAAAAGCGTCAGCTATCGAGGATATTGGACTATCAAAGCCGCAATATTTTGAAGGAGAGTGGGATTTCTACGATATACACTATACATCAAAGGCATTTTTGATGGGTTACACAAATAAAATACTAGATATCGCAATAATTCACCACTCAAATGGAGAACTTGTTGGAAGAGAATCATGGCATAAAAATAGAGAAGCTTTTGTAAATAATACAAAGCTTCCCTTAAAAATAACTAGTTAAATAGTCAGCACCCATTACCACAATGGGCAGTTCTTGGAATCATAAATCTTTTCATAATATTTTCACCTTTCTGATGTGGGTCTTACATTACGCTTTCTTTTTTTGGACTTTTCAGTAGTCTCAACTTCAGGAATAACAACCTCTTCTTTTATAGAAGCTGATTGTACATCTAAACCTAATCTTGCTCTCAAAATACGAGCATGGCCTGTGTTTGGTTTAAGTCTAGCTAATCTAGCCTCAGCCTTTGCTCTTATTCTATCTCTGTGGTCCATTTTTAAAGTTCCTTCCTAATTTACACTTAGATTCCTTGCGAAAAAAGTTGTAAAGCTTTTTTTGCTCGTCTCTAAGCTTCTTTATATACTTAGGGTCTTTGTTAGTAAACCCTTTATTTTTTCTTGATTTTTTCAATGGTGTTAAAACAAGATAACGTACCCCCATCCATAAATATATACTTACCAAAAGGAGAAGATATGGAGATAATTACAGATAAAATGATAGACTTCGGAACAGGGTCAGTATTACACGACCTAATCGTTCCAGAAGTAGAACACACAGGTATTTCTTGTGGTACGCCTTATAATGAGTACCCAGATAAATGGGAAGTAACCACAAATGCAGTTCTAAAAAACATTTATGTTCTTAGCGGTAAAAAGTGGGGTTCAAGATCTCATGGAGTAGGTTCAGCCTACGTTGAA